AAACCTTTTTGTTTGTATTCAGGCCAATCCACATATCCATACTTTTTATTCATATAGTTTGTATGTAAATTACAGATTGCTCTGTTTGGATACTTACCTATCTTGACTTTCATCTTTTTGTTTCCTATTGATAAAAACTTTTAGTGTTCTTTCATCATCTTGTAAACCGCACACAACTTCTTGATCATTGTCGAGATACTTGATGTATGCACGACCTGTCTCGTCTATTACTTCAACGCGAGTTACTTTATCAGTCTTCATAATAATCTACTACCATTACGTTTTCAGGTTTATCTGGAAGTTGGAATGTTTTTGCAAACTCCATTGCTTCTTGTGCATCTTCAAACAGTTCAGGTTGTAAGTCCCAACAGTGCTCTGTTTGTTTCGTAACATAAATCCAATCGTCCTTGCCGTCAAGACATACCATTACTGCATACATTAGTAATCTACCTCTTCAAAACTATCTGCAATATATGCCATATTATATTTGGAAGGATAGTGTTTCAACAGTCTGCCTGCTTCTTCTCTTACTGCTTGCGGCACCCGTGGATACTTCTTAGGATCTCGCAAGTCCATTAGGAATCGTTCTACATTTAGAACTGCATTTGTTCTTTCAATTGGTAATGTCATTATGCTAAGTCCGTTATAAGTTTATAGTTGTCCCACGCTTTCTGCTGTGCAGGATTCATTTCGTCCTGCGGTACTACACACTCGAGCCAGTAGTAAGCCATCCTCTGAGGATGAGCACCAAATCTACGAGGCTGGTGGATCTTGCCATTGTCATACAATGCAGTTACCAGCTTACGCATATCTTGTTCGCGGTCTTCTAGTCCTGCCCATTCTGGATAACTCATGCCACCGTAGAGGTAGCCTTCCCAAATACCACGCCAATGTGCCTCTACATGAGGATCAAAATCTGTACGGGCAATAATAACCAGCACATCATCTTGATCTACTTTCTTTTCAAAAATGTCCCTCACACAACGTGACAGGCTCAATCCGATTTTCATAATACTCCGGTTCCATATCTAATGATAAATGATAGTCAAACACTGACCATCCACGCAATGCATATAGTGTAACATCTTTTGGCGTACAGAGCAACAGTTTTTCTTCCATTTTCTTGCCTTGTTCCCATTTTTCTATGCTGTATAGTCTATGCTCAATCATCTTTCATAATCAACCATATTAGTAACACGCATATAATTAATCCCGATACAAATTCCATTACTTGATCCTTAGTTCTTCAATGTTGATTGGAGTATAATCAATGTGTTCGACACAAACACATCTATGATGTTCGGTTGGACTAGGATTCTGATGAATGTGTCCGTGTATGTTTAACAACATAGGAGCAGTTTCATCCGTAGGCGAACCTCTGCGTAATCCGCTTTCATGAATTGGAACGTGGGATAGAAGTAAACCAAATTCGGTAAACATTCTCCACATTACAACTTTAGTAACAAGTTCGTGTTTGACAAAGAACTTAGCATCATCGTGGTTACCTAGAATCAGTCTTTTACTACCGTTCAGTCCCTTCCACATCTTTAAGAAGTCTTCTCTAGGACCCATAAACACATCGCCTAAGTGATATACTATATCTCCTGGCTTGACTGTGTTGTTCCAGTTTTCGACCATTGTTTCGTTCATTTCTTCAACACTAGAAAACCTATTGCCTCTAACCAGTTCTCCTGTATTAGAGTCTGTAAACTTTAAAATGTTTTCGTGCTGAAAATGTGTATCGCTGATTAACCAAATATCTTTAGACACTACTTTGTCCTCGTAAGTAATGGCACTTCTGTTGCCAGGCAGTACCCGCCCCTACGTGCTTATTACTAAGCCGCTAGTGCCATTTCTGGCGATGTATTTGCGTTTGCATTTACAAAGTTTGTTCGCGGTACGGCGCTTACATCCCGGTAACTCCACGTTCTCTATTACGCCTGTCGATCCTGATCATCCCCATCATAAGCACTCTGTTTAGTTCTTTACGATCCGCCCTCGTCAGGTTGGGATAGAGTGCTTATGGTGGAGATGCCGGGAATCGCACCCGGGTCCAGTTCGTCGTTGATTAGCTTCAACGTTACAAGTATATTTATAACACCTTTATACGGTGATGTCAACCTTTATTGAGTCTTCTTCTTAATAAAAAGTTAACTTTATCTATGTGGTGTTGTCTAAGTAATTTCTTAATGCGCCAGTAAGTGAAATTATCCATAACACTCCTCCTAGTTAAAGGGTTAAAGTGCGTTCCTTCGCTTATGCTACTCCCGGGCGGTGTTGCCTGAACGTATAGCTATTTATAAGAACATATCAAGTTCTTTTTCTGCTTTTGACTGTTCTTTTTCTTCTTCTGGACGAATTGGTTCTAACCAAGTATCAGCAATATATGCACGAGGACTAGGACCAAATCCACTAGACAGATCATCTGCTTCGATCCACCAATAATGATCGTGAACGGGTGCCTGGCAAGGCATTCCCCTAAACTCCCACTCTTCTTTTGCATTGTACTTGCCAATGTAATCAACTACTTTTACAATACGTCCAATATTTTCTGGACGCACTGAATAGATAATACGAGCAATGTCTCCCGGTTTACATTTCATTAGTGTCTACCTCTGGTACAGGAATAGCTTTTTGATTTTTCAATGCAAACAATGTAGATTGATGACCGTCGTTAACATCTACATAGATATCGCAACGACAATACATATCATCAGGTAATGATACACTGTTTGAATGAATGTATACTAAATTAAATCCTTCTTGATTGCACTGTTTAAAAAGCTCGTCACCAAGTTGTCTTTGCACCCAGATATGTTCTACCTTTGTACCAACATGTGTCCATTTAAACTCACATTGATCTAGGTAATATCTCATACAGAATCACTAATTAGTTGAATATTTGTTGCAACTTCTTTGCCGTTATGGTCAGCAATATCGTACGAAATTATCATACCTTCTACAACTTTTTTAATTCCGTTTTTACGGAACTCTGAAATGTGAACAAACAAATCAGCCTGATCATTATCTCTGCTGATAAATCCATATCCTTTAACATGATTATAAAAATTAACCTTACCCTGATTTGTCATAATTGTATCGCCCTGTTCAAAATAGTAAGGCGCATCTAGTGCGCCTTACTTAACTGCAATTATTTATTACAATGCGTTCTTTTTTTCTTGGATTTCAGCTCTGCGAGCTTTGGCCAATTTGCCCATCTCACCGAGAGCTTTTCTTGCTCTAGCGGCCGCGGCTTTTACTGATTTGTCTTCAAAAGACTCTGCTTCTTTTAAATAGTTTTCGTATTGTTCTACGATTTGCTCATGGATTGTTGACATATAATCTCCTTATATCTGTTTTATGCCGGTTGTTGATTCAATGTATTGTTTAGCCATCTCTGAGTCTGTCTTAGCAATAAAAACGATTGTTGCTAGATTAACTTCAAGTGGTGTTTCCGGGCTAACAGTAAATGTAAATGGTACCATTCCGATTCCATTTTGACTTGCTGTTAAAGCCATTGGCTTTTTAACTTTCATTGAATCTTTTTCTTTTTTCTCAAGGCGGGCAATAACTTCTTCGCCTGCCACTGTTTTAAAGGTGATAGTATCACCGTCTTTGTAAGGTATATCAATTAACATAGTTGTTCCTATAATGAATGTCCTGTTCCAGTATAACCTGTGCTTTCAATGTAATCAACCATTTGGTCAAATCCACCGACTTTATTCCCGCCAATAATAATTTGTGGAAATGTTCGAGCTCCTGGAAACGTTTCAAAAACTTGTTCTCTATCAAAATCTTTTCCCAGTTCTTTATAGGTATATGTATACTTACGGGTTTCACAAAGTTGCTTTGCACTCACACAACTTGGACATCCGGGTTTACCCCAAATCTCTATCATAAACTAAATCCTTTCAGAACGTCATCGTCAACGTCTTGTTTAATGCCACCAATGATATAGCTTTCAACTTCTGTCTCTTGCGGTGCAACTTGCAAGCCTGAGCTAGATAGCCAATGCTGTGTCCACGGTAGCGGGTTGTTATTTACTGGACGATCGTAAATGGTTTTGTATCCTAGTGCCTTCAAACGCTTATTGGCAATAAACTCTACATAGTGATGTAGAAGTTCCTCGTTTAGTCCAATAATAGCACCGTCCTTGAACAAATAGTTAGCCCAAGCCTTTTCTTCATTGACGCAGGTGCGCCACATTTCATAAATTTCATCTTCACATTCTTTAGCAATTGAAACCATTTCAGGATCATCGTTACCTTTAATCCAATGCTTTAAAACTTGCGTTGAAAGATTAAGATGAGTTGCTTCGTCTCTAGCAATAAGTGAAATAATCTTTGCGGATCCTTCCATTACTTTTGATTCAGCAAATGCAAACGTACAAGCAAAACTTACGTAAAAACGCAAGCCTTCAAGAATATTTACATTCATCATCGCTAAGAACATTTTCTTCTTAACATCTCGCAGACTACCTTCTCCTCTATGGAACCAAGCATCTGCCGCTTCTGTAAATGCATCATAGTTTTTAGTAACTGCTGTTGCACGTTTTAGAATTTCTTTATCGTCTAGGATAGTATCAAATACTTCACTTGGATCCGCATACACATTTTTCATAATGTGTGTATAAGAACGTGAGTGAATAGTTTCAAAGAAGTCCCAAGTAACAATACACCCTTCTAGTTCTGGTAGCGATACATATGGCAAGAATGCCAAACTTGGACCGCGGCCTTGGACACTGTCGAGTAGTGTTTGATATTTCAAATTACTTGTGAAAATATGCTTTTGTTCTGGTCGGAAGTTTTGATAGTCGGCACGATCCTTTTGCAAACTTACTTCTTCTGCACGCCAAAAATATCCAAGCATAGTTTGATTTAATTTATCAAACTCTGGAAACCTAAATGTATCATAACGTTGCGTATTTTGATCTGCTCCGAAAAACATATGCTGTTTTGTAAAATCAACCTTATCTTGGTTGAATACTGTCTTAGCCATTTCTTTTACTTCCTTATATAACTCTATATAATATTACTATACTATCTTTAATCTCATAAGTCAACCACTAAATTGCACATGCATCGCAGGCTTCTTCTTCGCCTGTTAATACTGTGCTGGAGGATAATTCTACCTGCGGTTTTTCTTCAAACTCTGTATCACCATCAGACTTATAATCATAAGTGTTTTGGTAATAACTAGTTTTCCATCCATACTTATATGTATTAAGCAAATCTTTAAGCATAATACTCATAGGCACTTCGTTATCTGGGTAGTGTGTTGGGTTATATGACCAGTTGCCACTAATAGCTTGATCAAAGAACTTTTGCATTACTGCGACAACGTTGATGTAACCTTCGTTGCTAGGCATGTCCCACAGCAAGGTGTAGTACTGCTTAAGACTTTGATATTGTGGAACAATCTGCTTAAGAGGCCCTTTTTTGCTTTTCTTAACGGACAAGTATCCTCTAGGTGGCTCGATACCGTTTGTTGCATTTGACACAACGCTTGAGCTCTCCGATGGCATCTGTGCGGACAATGTCGAGTGTCTAAGTCCGTACTCTTTGATGTCATCTCGTAAAGTATCCCAATCATAATGCAACCTTTCTCCATGAAGCTCGTCTACTTCCTTCTTGTATGTATCAATAGGAAGAATGCCGTCGCTGTATTTAGTACGGTCAAAGTACTCACATGCGCCACGCTCTTGAGCAATTTTATTGCTTGCTTTTAGCAAATAATATTGGAATGCTTCTGTTAATCTATGTACTAGGTTAACAGCTTCTTTGTCTCCATATTGTACTTGATTCTTTGCAAGATAATGTGCCAAGCCAATATAGCCGATACCTAAACTACGACGAGCCTTTGTACTAATCTCGGCCGCCTTAATTGGGTAACGTTGATAATCAATAATCTCTTCTAATGCTCTTACTGCTAGTTCGCATAGTTCTTCTAGATCATCTAAGTCTTTAATTACACCTACGTTAATAGCACTTAGGATACAAAGAGCAATCTCTCCGTCAGGATCATCAATATGCTGAAGTGGCTTAGTAGGTAACGTAATCTCTTGGCACAAGTTACTCATATAAACTGTATCTTTGAAACTACTATGTGTATTTGCATGATCAACGTTCATGATGTAGATACGTCCGGTTTCAGCACGTTCTTTGATTAGTGCAGAGAACAAATCCATTGCTTTAATAGTTTTCTTTTTAATACTTGTAGCACGTTCGTATTTTTCGTATAGACGTTTAAACTCATCTTGATCAGCAAAGAATGCTTCATACAAGCCAGGCACATCATGTGGCGAGAAAAGAGTAATATGTCCTTGAGTCAATAACCTTTCGTACATCAATTTGTTTAATTGAATTGAATAGTCTAGCTTGCGTACACGATTGTCTTCTGTACCTTTGTTGTTCTTTAGCACAAGGATGTCTTCAATCTCTTGATGCCAGAACGGAAAGTGTGTAGTAGCTGATCCGCCACGTACACCATTTTGTGTACAACAACGAACAGTTGCTTCGAATTTCTTAAGGAACGGAATTACACCTGTGTGTGCTACTTCTCCTCCTCTAATCTTAGCATTTACTCCACGGATTCGTCCTGCGTTGATTCCGATACCCGCCCTTTGCGCTGTATAGCGTCCAACAGACATATCGCTGGCAAAGATGCTATCAAGAGTGTCGTCACTGTCAACAAGGACACAACTTGCAAACTGGCGCACAGGGGTTCTGACTCCTGCCATAACGGGCGTTGGGATATTGACTTTAAAAAGTGAGGTCGCATCGTAGTATCTCCTTACGTAATGCATTCTATCTTCTTTAGGATAGTTGGCAAATAGTGTTGCCGCAATTAACATATACATATGCTGAGGTGTTTCAAACAATTCTCCTGTTGATCTATCCTGAACAAGATATTTGTCAACTACTTGACGTAGTCCAGCATAGGTAAAGTTTTCATCGCGCTTATGTTTAATATAACTATCTAATGATTCAAATTCTTCTTCTGTATACTGCTCAAGGATTGCAGAGTCATAAACTTTTCTTTCAACATTTTTCTTGATCATTTCAAGTAACGTTGCTTTTTCAAATCCACCATACACTTCTTTGTATACTCCGTATAGCAACAAACGTGATGCGGCAAATTGGTAATTAGGTGATTCTAAACTAATAAGATCGTTAGCCGAACGTACTAGTAAGTCTTGGATTTGGGTTGTTGTCATATCGTCGGAAAACTGAATGCCTGCATTCATTTGTATCTGACTACTACTAACACCAGCTAAACCTTCACATGCAAAATTAACTACTTTATGGATTTTCTGGATATCTAGGCGTACCCTCTCGCCATTGCGTTTTACAATATTAAGATCTGCTTTCATTTTTACGTTTTCCTCTATGTTAAAAAATATTTAGTTTAATGGTGGCATCACATAAATCTTTTGTGACACGACTGTTTTTGGGAGTTGGTTTACGTCTACGACTTCGTTGTTGTATCCTAAGACAATACTCCCGTCCAAGTATACAAGGAACATACTTTCATTGTTTTTTATGTTCGTACTGATATGTATCTCTACTTTTGACTGGCTAAACCTGTCAGTTAACTGTAACGTATACGCACATAATTGTGCAATTTCATACTCAGTAAATGATGGTTTCTCTAACAAGTGCCAAGGTTGTATTTGTGACTTAGGATCAAAGGGAGAGGAACTTCGGCTGGAAACTGGAAGGGTGTTAATGAAACTCATTAACTTATGTAAAGGACGTGGATGGACTTCTAAAGTATTCCTTAGATCCCGCCAGACTTTTACTTTGTCTTCAAAATTTAATTCTAACATTAACCTCGAACTTTGATTTTGTAGTTAAATACACCTTGATCATTTACAGTTAAGTTTAACATAGAAACTACGATTGTGTCAACCCCTAAATTACCATCTGTGTTAAGTAATTGAGCAATGAACTTTACACTATCTTCATAGTTGCTATCACCTTGATAAGCAAACTCGTCGATAAAGTCTAATTGACCTGTTGTAGTATCTAAGATGAACTGCATTGTTCCGCTTCTAACTGCGTTTACTATATTACTTTTATAGGTGTATTCAACTTCATAAGTCCTAGTATAATCTCCTGGAAGTCTAAAGAAGTATGTGTAAGAACTTGATTCGTTAAGTTCTAATGTATGAAACCCGCCCAATGTTGCGTTAACACTACCTTTAATTTCAGATAGATATGGGTAAGTTGTGATGTATGTTTGATTATAACCTAGCTCCGAAGTGCGTTTGAAATAATCTTCTACACTCGAATTGCCTGGTGAGGTGAAGTCAATTACACTATATTGTGCATTACCTTCGTTGCCTCCTACATTGCCAATGCCTTCAAAATTGTTATGTGAACTTACATTGTTCGAACCGTTTCTTACGATAAAGGCTTCGGCATCAATGTTACTAAAGTCACATTGTGAAATTTTATTTTTACTTGGGCCAGTTGTTTGTCCTGGGCTACCTACAAGTGAGTTTTTGCCAAAGACAATTCCGTTACCTAAATTTTCAAAGTAACAACAATGCCAATGGTTATTGTAAATATCATCATCGCTTGAAATACCAACGCTTAATCCATTAAACATAATGTGATCAAACTTGTTCTTTTGTGACCCAACTACTTCACTTAGCGAACCTAACTTTATTCCTGCATTAGCATCAGTAATTGCAGTACCAGTTGTCCAATTACCTTTTAACTCTAGCTCTGCAAAATTGCTCATTTTACAACTCTGTAAAACTATAACAGGTTGTGTAGCTGACGTTGTTGTTATAGTCATTCCTGACATTGTAATATTTGTTGCTTGATTGTTTAATGTACTAGAACTATCATCTGCATAGTTTCCTGGAGTACTTGAACCGTTTACTGTTTGAAATGCTGGTCCATTACCCGTCATATTAAATATAGTCTTGCCTTTACCGGCACCAATTAATGTAGCATAACCTGGAACATAGATAGTGTTACTAAGTTTATATGTTCCTGCTGGAATTACTAACTGTACTCTACTCTGTGCAGTTCCTTTAGTTGACGGATTAATAAAAAGTTGATCAATTGCTCGTTGTATAATTACTGTTTGATCTGTATTGTCGCCTTCTGCACCAAACGAACGAATATTTACAGTTTCGTCAAGTTTTTGTTGTAGTGTTCTTCTGATAGGACTATTAGCACTAGCACCTGTTTGTACAGTGTTACCATTTAGATATGTATAAGTGTTTGCAAGTGTAAAAAGATCATCGTGTTCAGTAATAACTTTTGTATTGCCGACAGCAGGTGCACCTTCTGCAACACTACCGTTTCCAATATACAATTCTCTTGAATCTACAGCCCAGCCAAATTCGCCTCCAGCAAGTTGAGGAATACCAGAACCTTGATTCTTTTGTCCTCGTCTTATTTGAATTCTACTGATTTGTACTACGGCCATGCTGTAATCTCCTAAATTATTATTAGTATTTATGCTTCCTGTTCGTAATATTGATACACTCTGTTGTACCATTCAGTGCGCCATTCATCGTACTCGTGTGGCCAAAGATCAAACTGTTGATAAGTTTCGCCGCCAAGGATCATACCGTCATCGCCGCGACTGCACATGAACACATGTCCTTCTCGTATATTTGTACCGTAGATTTCATTGTGTGCTTCAGCATACGCAACCATTTGCAAGTAATAGTCAACTACCCACTCTTGCTTCTTAGGTCTGTTAGTTTGCTTAAAATCCATAATTGCAGGATTGCCTTTGTACTGTCCAACTAAGTCAGTAGTACCTGCATACATCTGTGGCATGTAAAGATTAATTTCACTTCCCCAAATCTCGTCCACATGAACCATTGCTTCATCACGAATAACCTCTGCCATCCTATGTGCTTTTTTAGCAAATGGGTTGCCACCAGGAGTAGGCCATTCGCCAAACTCGATGTAGTCTTCTAAATATTTGTGCATACGTGTACCTACACCTGCGGCTTCGGTAACAATCTCTTGTGCTTTTGCTTCACCAACACGTTTCTTCCATGCGATTAAATGACTCTTGTCTTTTGTTTTATCGAGAATAGTAGTAACACTTGCAACAGCATTTCCATCTGGGCAGGCATACAAACGCTTACCATTTACTTGCTGACGTTTGATTTCTTGATAGTCGTACTTCTCTATAATTAAACTCATTAATTCTCCGTTTTAATATTATTGGATGTCAAAGTCCCAGACTAGACATCTTCTATTTTCTTCAGTTGGATAGGCTCCGTGCCATACTCGATCATCCATTATTACTACGCGGCCTGGTTCCGGATGAAATTTATGTTCGTAGGTATACCCATTAGGACTTTGTAATATAGTATACATACAACCATTAAACATATTATGCTTAGTAGGTTTAATATGATCAAACAGCATTACACTTGATGCAAATCGTTTATTTGATTGCGACACTCTATCAGTTGAGTGAAAGTGTCCGGCTTGCCAGCCGCCGGGGAAATAATTTATTGTCCATGCTTTGTGTTTTTGATCAACTTCTCGTTCGTTAATTTCAGTTATAGGTAACTCAACAGTCTTAAAAATATCAAGTAACCATTCTTTGTAACGTTCTCGATGTTTTGTCCACTGGTTATATTCTAAAGGTTGTTGCATGCCATTTACTGTACACGAACCTTTCGATATATCAGCTGATGTAAAATTAAATAATTCTTCTAAGTCAGTGTAATCGGGATAGATTGCACTTACTACCCAATGTTGGTTAGGAACTACATATAAATCTATGCCATTAACTGTCTTCAGTAGGCTCATCTTTAACCTCTTGAATTGGTATAGTATTGGGATTGATGTCCCAATGCGCATAACCAAAGTCATCACTGTAGTATGGGTTTACATCACTGTATCCGTCTTGTGCTTCAACTGTAAGTACTTCAGTGACGTAATGTTTAATCATGTTTTCAACTCCCATCTTGAGAGTCATAGTACTGCCTGCACATCCTGAACAAGCACCTTGTAACTCTAACAATAAGTGTCCATTATTGTAAGACAAGAATTCAATGTTGCCTCCGTGAGAGGCAACAGATGGTTTTACGTTTTCTTCAATTAGCTCTTTGATCTGTTCGATGATTTCTTCATCAGTGCGTGTATTGCTCATGCAGTCTCCTATTCTTAATCAATAGTATATACTATTTAGAATAGAATGTCAAGTGTTTATTTGAGTGCGTTTTTGGTTGCTCTATCAGCCATTTGATCAACTTCAGGATCTTCTGGTTTGTCCGCTGGCATTTCACCGCCTGCTAACACAACACCTCGGTCATCAAACTTGTCAACTAAGTCTCTTATTCTTGTGTCTTTGTTGTATGCTGATACAAAAGATTTTTCATCAAACTGTTCTACACCAATATTACTCAACATAGTGTTTAATGCTGGCCAGTCAATTCTTGATGCGCCTTGTTGTAGTTGTAGAAGTAATACTTGAACTAAACTATCTAGATTCGGAGTGTCAGCTTCCGTTAGGCCTTTTTTTTTCCGCTTAAGATTTTACCTAATTTTCTTGAAAGTTCAATGCTTTCGCGCTTTTGCCTATCGGCTGGTTCGTCTCCGCCTACGGATGCATCTGCCGCCGCAAATTCATCGTCGCCTTCTTCGTCTGGGGCATCTGTTTCTGCATCCAGGTCATCGATCGGTTCCATATCCATGTCGCCGTCGTCATCAGCTGGTACTTCGTCGCCCATTGTTTGAGGTGCACCTTCGCCTGTCAAAATGGCTACGCCACTTGTTAGTGAATCACGTGTGCTTTCCAATGATGAAAATAGTGAATCAAGTGCCGGCTTAACCATTGCGATAAATTCTTCTGATCGCTCAACACCTAACTCATCTCTAATTTTGTCGCCTAATTCTAACATCGATTCTGTTTGCATTTCTGCTGTGTCTTCCATCCAACCTGTAACTCTGTCAACCATGTCTTTGGATGCCATAACTAGAGTTGCTTCTTCTTCAGCGCCTTCACGTACGATAGATTCTTTCTTTGCATCCTTGGCTGCATCACCAATTGGCTCATCTGTGTTTCCATCGCCATCTAAGTCTGGAGTGTCAGGACGTCTGCCGTGATCTTTTGGACCACCTTTTTTCTTGTCTTGTTTGCCTTTTTTCTTGTCTTGATATGCTTTAAGACCTGCTGGAATTTTACCTTCTTCAACTGTGCGTTCAGCAATAGCGGCATTGATAACATCGAGGAACATCTTTGTTTTTTGATAACTGTCGCTTTGTGTAACTGCTTCGTAGCTTTCATTTGTCTCAACTTGTGAAAGTTGAGTTCTTAATTTATTACGAGCATCTTCAAGTTGCTCTGTAGTAAACTTGGATACGTCGATCTTTGTTCCGAATCTTTTAGCAAGACTTTCATTAAGTGTTGCAGAGGTAATCGGTTTTGAAAATTCTTTAATAAGCATAGTTAATGTTCCTTTATCAATACTGTATTTATTTATCAAAGATAAACGTTTCTATACTAGATAAACTGGCCCATGCTTTGTCCATTGCTATATCAAATAGTATTTCTGCGTTTTCTTTTTTATTCCAATCAGTAGAAACTTCATAAGATCTTTTAGAAAACACTGCATCCATGTAGTATTTTGCTACTCTATCATCTAATCTTTTAATTTCTTGGACGGAATTTTGATTGTCTTCTACTATATTTTTAGCAATAGCTAAAGCGGCTGTTTTGCAAAATGTAGTTAGAATATGTGAATTAGTCTTAGTATTAAACAATCTATATCCGTTTTTATGCTTACGGATAGCAATATGTTTCAGTCGGATACTGTTTCCTTTTTGATAAGGGAGCGCAACAGCTTCTAATCCTGCTGATACTATTTGTTCTAATTCTTTTGCTAGTGTTGGGTTATCTGAGCTCATTTGACACGACCAGTACAGTTCCATTTTGTATTACTTTACTTACTAAAGACTTCCGGATCAATCCTTCAATAATGAATCGATCTCTTTCTGAATAACTGCTAATTGGTCGTATTGAACCCATCTTACATAACACTTGCTTTTCTTCATTTGTAGTGTGTATAGAAAAGTGTTGAATGAGTTCGTTTATTTTCATTTATGCTTGCCCTGTTAGTTGTGACACAACATTTTTAATTTCTTGACTTGCTTTGTTAAGAACTGTTTTAGGTCCTTTAGGATTTTTTGGATCAGCAACTGTAATTTCGTCACCTTGGACATTATCTACTTTTAACAGTTGACCTGCAATAGGAATTTGTGTTCCAATTTTTAATAGTTTATCAGCGGCGATATCACTTGCTTTATCCATTGCTTTTGCCGCCGCATCTTGTGCTACAGTTTTTGCCGCACCTACAGCTTTTTGGCCCATTTTTTGGCCAACTCTGCCTGCTGCCTGTCCTGCTTTTTGTGCTCCACCTCCAACGGCTCTGCCAGCACCTGCAACTCCTCTTGCTGCCATGCCGCCAACAGCTCTAGCGGCAATACCTACTGCTGGAAGTATTTCATCAAGTTGTTGCTCTGATAAATGAGGGTACATCTGTTTTAATTTTTGTTTTTCATCAATTTTAATTTCGTGTATTCTCATTTCATTCTCCGGGTTTTATTACGTTTAGTAGGCTTTAATCTAGATTTATTTAATTTTGCAACTCTCTTTGATGCCGCACTCGTTTTTCTTGTTATACCAGATCTAACTTTCATTAATGCACTTTTACGTGATTTAGCTTTTTTAGCTCCTACACTTTTTCCAACTTTAACGGCTGTATTACATGTTTGAGGCTTTGCAACAATACGACCTTTTTTCTGGCCACTGGTACAACGATACTTGCGAACCATCTTGTTCCCACGCTTACCAAATATTGCAACTGCTCCTTCAACTAATACATCTTGAATGTTCATCTACTTCTCTTATTTAATCTTTGTAATGCAATCGATGCTGGATTAATACGTTTAGTTCTGCGAGCTTTACGTGCCATTCTATTGCCTAATCTTGCTCTAGTACGTTTCATTTGCATCTTAGCTTTAACATTAGGAGATGCGAAACACTGAGCAGGAGAAGCAACAATTCTGCCCTTACGTTTGCCTAATGTGCAACGATACTTACGTACTAATTTTTTTCCTCTGCGACCCCAAATTTGTTTTTCTTCAAGGTCAGAAGTGATCTCTGTTATTTGCATAACAGTATTTAGTTAGGAATGTTATGAAAAGTTAATAAGAAGAACTACGATGGTGCTGAGCAAACCTGCTACAATAGTTCCTGTGGCTCCAATGACAACTTTAATTAAAGATTTGTTGCCGTTCTGGATATCCTGATGGATGTGGTCCATCTTAATTTCAACTTTTTCGAGTCTTGTTTCTAGGTTGATGTATCTCTGCTCGCACAGATCAACATGGGCTTCTAACGACTCTCGTTCTAATTTTGTGGCTCTTGCCATAATCTTTATATTCTCCGTACTGATTAATTTTAATATTGTACCTATGCTTTGATTATGTAATGTTTGCCTCTGTAGATGTATTAACTATTACTATGTTTTTAATTTTGCCTTGTGTTCTAAACACATTATTATTTATATCAATTGTCTCATTTAAACCAGAGATAACAGGCACTAAATTAAAATTTTCTAGTAATGCTTTAGGGTCTGGAAAGGTATGTGCTTCGTCAACTTGAAGATCTAAATACCAAACGTTATGCTTTCCTTTATACTCTGATCCAAAGCCAAGTTGTTTAAGTTGCGCTTCAGACATTATTTCTTGTTGAGGTGATTCAAAGTAAAAGTTTGTTCCTAGCATTAAAGTTTGCACGAACGTCATAAAGTTTGCTTGCTGATTAACAGACAGCTTATCGTTGCTGTTGTTTCTATGGCGCTTAGTTTCAGTTATGTCAATCAGTGTGTATACTCTCATGCATCTATTTATGGCCATAAAAAAAGGCCCACTTAAAAAGTGAGCCTTTAGTGTGACTATAACGTCACGTTCCTAAGGTAGTTAGGATTAGTCTGCGAATGTTGCAACAATAGCCATTGTTACACCTGTAACGCCGCGGTAGTCAGCACCAGCTGTTAATGCGCCTGTGCCTTGTACTGCAACGTGTGCAACGTCTGCTGATGTAAATGCAACACCTGAGATAGTTACTGCATCGTCAGTACCTGATACACCGCCTTGTGCTAGTGCTTCAATTGCTGAGTTTAGATCTGCAATCGCTGTAGTTGTGATTGCTGTTTTCGCTAATGAAATGATGCGAGTTTGTGGACCTAGTCCGTTTCCTGCTACGACGTTAATGCCGTTTACTTTAGTTGCTCCTGCCATTTTAATCTCCTTTGTTCTCTTAAATGACCATCTTCGTTACTCTACGAAGTTGTTATTATTATTTAGTCTCTAGAGGAAAAATAGCTTAATTACGGCCTTTTTTGGCTCGATTTTCTAGTTGACGCAACATTTGCACGTATCCTGGACCGCCTTTTATAATATTATCAAGCAATTCAATAGCAGGTAAGTATGCTTGTACCATACTAGAAGGTATACTTCTACCATCTTTAGCAAGCTCTAAAAACTTCTTAGTCATCATTAAATTTTTATTACCGACAACATAACGATAGTTAACAAGGTCAACGCCTGTGGTTGCTAAATCAGGTATACTTATAGTTGGTTCATTATCTTTTACACGATATACTTCTAAATCACGTTCAGCTGACAACTTTTCAAGATGTTCAATAATATCACTTGATCTTAGTTTAGCTCTTGCGGCAAGCAACAATCTAGTAACAGTGTCTTTCTTGCCTCCAGGAGATAATGTGTCAAAGCTAAAAATATTTCTTCTGCAATATTTGTAATCTTGATTTTTAATGTGCAGTGCTGACTCTATGTTGAGTACATCTGTTTGTGTTTGTCTGTTTGATACAGTACCGCTCGCTAGTGTACTAACGTAACGATTAAATGCCATTATCGGAAAATAAGTTGTAGCTCGCATTTTAGATGCGGCACCAGGATCTTTTAATTTGTTAAGTGCTTCTTCGTCACCAACAATAAAGTAAACAAAATTATAAAGATCTGTCCCACTCATTCTAAAATGTTTATAACTATCATGACTACTAGTTTTCTTAGCATAGCCATGTGCATAGCCTGTCATTGTTGGAAAGCGTCTTAGAACTTCAAGTATAAGGATCGTAAGATAAGCACGTTCACAACAATCAGTATAAGTGAGCGTCCTAAGCGAGCCGTTTGCTCGAGTCATTCTTGCTTCGTGGAGATCTTTAATAAAATCCATTATTTTCTAATTAATCCCAAAAGTTTCATTAATCCTTCTGAGCTTTGTAGTTTTGTTTGAATTGCATCATCTGCATCAGGATCTCTTGCCATATTATACTCAATACCAAAATAAGGTGCTAGTTTCTTTAGTTCTAAATTTCTAATAAACTTTGCTTCTTGCTGTGACACATGAATCTTTTCACCGTCGTCTGTTTCAATCTCGCCACCATCTGGATAATCTGATAGTTTGCCTGCTTGTACAGAAACTAAACTATCATTGTTATAACGCTTTTTGTTCGGATCAATGTCCTTGTCTAATCCTGAACCGTGTCCTTTAAGTCCGTAGGATCCGAAGTCATCGCTATCGAAGGCTTCATTTAGGTCTTTCATTTTCATTTGGTATCTCCTATTATCTTTCTATTGCTCTGTTTGCCGCTGTAAACTCTGATCTATTTACAAATTTAATAGATCCTTCAGGATGTGAAAGTACGTAACCTTCGCCTCCTGGCTTGCCAGCTGTGGTTGCTTTTACGTCACTTTCGGCATTATCCATTTGTCTAATTACATCGTCTTTGACTTTTTGGATGCCTGAAACAACTGACCATAAACTTACAAAGCCAGCTGAATGTTCTTTAATATGTTCAATAACTTTTTGTTTCATTTTCATGCTAATGTTTTTAGTATCTAGCCATTTAATAAAATCTTTACCAAGGTTATCTAATCCTGTATCTACTTTAGTGTTGATGTAATTGTACAACATATCACCAAAGCCTTTCATCTGCTTTTGTTCAAGTGTAGTTGGATCTAGCAATTTATCTATCTCAGCACTTCTACTGTTAATTAAGGTGGCTAACTTTTTTACACCTGCGTTATCAATCTTTGGCGGTTGCTGTACAGTAACACTCGGGAATACTAATACATCACCACCTTGCAATTTGTCTGCGTTTTGTACAGGACCTTCGTTACCGTCAGCATCTACTTCTCTGTGTATTACAATACCAGTTGTACTTGCTCCGATCTTTTTGCCTAGGTCGCTGTTTGTAGTTACACTATACTTTACTAGCTGTGGCTGAAATACATATTGGCCATCTTCGACACTAGGTGTGCTATAATAAAGTAGGTCGCCTTTAAAGAAACCTCTATAGTCTTTTGGTACTGCTTTTTGATATAGTTTAAACACATTTGCCATTTTATCAGCAAACATAATACGTCCTGGGTCGTCCTTCATCTTACCACCGCTACGGTTTAGTAGGATGTCCTTGAGTTGGTCTGGGCTTTTTGCTTTTCCGTCTGTTTTAACTGCACCGTATCCTGCTTTGTCAGTAAAAATAAACTCTCCATTTTCATCGCGACCAAAAATGACTGCGGGAGATCCGTCCCATTTGACTGTGACATTTTCATGTCCTCCTTTTTCTAAATCAATAATGGATTGTAAAGCTCTCTTGGCTCCTTTAGATCCTTCCCAAAAGATTAAATCTTCTGCATGATTAATTTCGCGGCCGCCTTCGTTAAGTGTAGTTTTTAAACGTGTAACTGATTCTTCAACCCAACCAGCTCTCATATAAGTTTTTAGTTGATTTGGTTTAATTTCTGCAGACAGCTTACCGTCTTTTGATTTTACAGAGATTGTTCCTGTGCGTTTAGGATCAACTTCTTGCCATCCTAAATCTTGATATTTTTTTAAATTATTTGCGGCGACCTTAATTGTTCTTCCAGTACCTGGATCCTTAACAATAACTTGATTTCCTATAAGGGTGTTGCCAGCAGTCTTTCCAATGTTTGCTACTTGTCCAACAGTTGTTCTTCTTCCGCCTGCATCTTTATAATCGTCTAGTCCTTTGCTAATATTGCTTCCTTGTCTTCCAAGTTTATATCCTGCACGTACTTGTCTTGCTGTATTTTGAATTCCTTTGCCAACAGCCTTTGCTACTTTACCAAGAAACTCATCTGTTCTTTGAGCTTCTAACATTCCTGCTCTAATACCGTTTCGTCTAGACTCTACAGTTTTACCTTGTTTCTCCATGTTTTCTTTCCAAGGAGCAATTAATTCTTCGTAGTTTGGATCGCCTTTGATTTTTGCAAGCATACTTTCTACAGTGTGAGTGTCAGCTTCAGTAGCACCTTTGCCTAATAGTATCTCTGCAATTTCGTCCCAGTTATCAGCAACAACAGCATCTCCATTGTTCGGATCAACTATACCTTTGTTTGGACTAAATTTGTATCCTCTACCTCTTGCAAGACTAGAAAGTAATACAGCTCTGTCAGCACCTGTGTAATTTTCAGTGCCGCCACGCTTGGCGCCACGCTGTAGATCAGGATTGTCTGTAAGCATAAAGTCTGTTTGTACAAAACCGTTTTCAGGATTACCTTTTAT